GTCCTAGCATGATTTGCTTGACCACGTCAATTGATCTAGAATCCACCTCGGCTATCCACGTCTTCGTGTGGCCGACTTCCCATTGAAAGGCCGACATGGCTACCACTGTACAAAATCCATTTGACACACAGCAGGCGTCGGCCAAGAGCAATGGCGGCATCGTGGGTTCTACCATGACCCCACCGCCCGCACCATCCGCAGCAAGCGAGACGACTGCGCCAGCCGGAAACGTAACGACCGTCGCATCCCCCGCTGCCAACACCACATCGATGTATGCGCCCACGACGCGCGACATTGATCAGCAAACCGGCACAGTGCAAGGCCAAGTCAACAGCATCTTGGCCACTGACAATCCACTCATGCAGCGCGCACGCACGCTGGCCACCCAGCAAATGGCTGGCCGCGGTCTCGTAAACAGCTCAATGAATGCAGGCGCAGGCGTGGCTGCGATGACCGACAAGGCGGTCCAAATTGGATCACAAGATGCCAACGCATACAACCAAGCCGCAAGCGAAAACGTGGCAGCCAAAAACGTTGCAGGCCAATTCAACGCAGGCGCGCTGAACACCGCCTCTCTGCAAACTGGTCAGCAGAAATTTACCTCTGAGCAGACCGCGCTGGATCGCAGTCAGCAGACTAACTTGCAAACCGGTCAGCAAAAGTTCACCGCCGAACAAACCGCGTTGGATCGCTCTCAGCAGACCAACTTGCAAACTGGCCAGCAGACGTTTACAGCTCAACAGAACAAGGCTCAGCAAGACTTCACTGCGGCGCAAACAAACCTTGATCGCGCACAGCAAGTCGCATTGGCTGACAAGAGTAACGCAGCTCAACTCAAGCTACAAGAGGCTCAGCAAACTTTCAGCGCCGCGCAAACTGCTCTCGATCGCTCGCAACAAACTAAGCTGCAAGATGATCAACAGCTCGCTGCAGTTGAACAGCAGAAGGCTCAGATCGAGGCGACGGCCAAGCAGCAGTTGCTCGACAACCAAGCAAAGCTCGATCAGCTTGGCCTGCAAATTGATGCGAACAAGGCAACCATTCCATCGACGTTTGCGTCGAGCATCACCAACACAGCAATGACTGGCGTCAACGCGATCATGGCCGACGGCGCCATGAACGCAGCTGCAAAGCAGACAGCCATCAGCAACTTGGTGACTTACGCGAACAGTCAGATCTCTTGGGCTGAAAAGTTCTACGGCACAACAATTCCAAAAATCACAACACCAACAGTTAAATGATCTTTCGCAAAGCCAAACTTGATGACATTCCAGCGATCGTTGATATTGCTGTGGAGTCGGTGTCTCAAGATCCTTTGCCACTCAGAATCAATCGCACCGCGATGGCTGATACCGCAAAGGTTTGCTTGAACCCAGCTCACTTCATGTGGGTTGCCGAAGATGATGGAGTTGTTGTTGCTGCGGTTGCGGCATGTGTGCAACAGGGATTTTGGTTTGACAAGTTGCAGTGCTCTGTGCTGCTCTTCTACACGCGAAAGCCATCGGCAGGTTTGCCTCTGCTTCGCGAGTTGGCCAAGTGGGTGAAGAGTCGTAGTGGCATCAAGCTCGCAATTATTTCGTTGGAGCCAAACGCAGATCCGCGGTTGGTGAAGTTTTTTAAAAAGGTTGGATTTGACAGAGAGTCAATTCAACTCACGTATGTAAGGAGTGCATCATGAGTAAGGCAGTTTCAGCGGTAACGCGCAGCGTCACCAGTGTCGTAAAAGGCGCAACCAAAATATTGACTGGCGGTCTTGCCGGCAAGGCTCTTGGCCTTGTCAAAGATTTTGCAAAGTCAAAGCTTGGCAAGGTCTTGATCACTGCCGCAGTCATTTACTTCGGAGGTGCAGCCCTTGCGGGTGGCTTTGGTGCGCCGGCAGGGTCTGGTTTGGGTGGATTCCTATCGGGGGCCGGGACTGGGGTGGCTAATGCTGCTTCCAGTCTCTCTACCGCATGGGGCAGCGCAATGTCTGGCAACCTGTCTCAAGCTGGCAGTCAAGTAGCTACCGGCTTTAGCGGTCAAGCTGCAGGCGCCACCACTGGTGCTACAGCCGGCGCTACCGCAGGTACTGCACAACTCGGCACGACAACTGGCAGCACAGTCGCTCAAACCGGTGCAGCTGGCAACGTTGGTGTTGGCGGTGGCGCAAGCATGTCGGCTCCGGCTTCATCGCTCGGCTCAACCGTCGGCACATCGTCTGCCGCAACCGGCACTGGCTCAATGATCCCAGCCGGCTCTGCCGCTGCAGGCGGCGCCGGCGGCACAACAGCCGCTGGCATGTCGGTGGGCGAGGGCCTGATGGGTGCTGCAAAGATTTCAGCTGGCACCGCCTTGATTGGCGGCGTCATGCAGGGTAAGGCAGCCCAAGATCAGCGCGACGCAGAGTTGGCTGAAGCCGCTGCCGCACGCGATCGCTACAACGCAAACGCCGGCGCTCAACTGTGGAGCGATCAACAGCCAACCACTGCTGCAAGCGCAGCCCCATACCAAGCACCATACGGCGCTTACTCATACAACCCACAAGCACAGGCCAAGTCATTGAGCCAACAACGTTGGGACGAATATCAAGCGCGCCAAGGTTTGGTGTCGCGTAACATGGCTTAAAGGAAATCATCATGGCTGGATTGATCAACAAACAAATGGCTGGCGTCAACCCAGCCGAGCAGATGAACCCTGAAGAGCAGATGCCCAATGAGGCACAAGAGGGTCCAGAGCCGGATGAGAACAACCCTGCATTCTTGGCAGCCATCAAGCTTGCCATGCAGGCGTTGTACGAGAAGGGTGCAGCTCAAGATGTGGCCAAGCAGATTCGCGCTGCGCAAGACCCTGTGCAGGGCATGGCTGACATCGCGTATGACATGACGTCTGTCGTCGATGAGAAGACAGAAGGCCAAGTGCCCGACGAATTGATCATGATGTTGGGCATCAAAGTTTTGTCAGAGATCGGCGACATCGCTGAGGCCGCTGGCATCAAGGTCACAGCACCCGAAATCGCTGGCGCATTCAAGACAATGTTGCTTCGCTTCTTGGGCGAGAACGGCATGGACACGACTCAGCTCGACCAAGCCATGAGCCAGATTGACCCGAAAGTTTTTGAAGAATCACAAGGAGTCTAATCATGGCTGGACTTATTCTTGCTGGCATCGGCAAAGGCATCGCTGACGCAGGCGCCGCCTATGCTGGTGGCATGTCGAAGATGGCTGAGTTTGAGATGCAGCAAGAGCGCGAGGCTCAGCGTGAACAGCGCCAACTCCGCTTGGCTGATCAGCTCGAAACTCAAAAAGAGGAGAAGCGCGCGGCTCAAGCCATTGAGGTGGAGAAGCGCGCAAGCGAGGCTCCGCTCAAGCGTGACGTCAGCGTGCTTCAAGGCGTTGCCGCAAAGGTCGAGGGCGAGTCTCCCGTGATGGGTAAAGAGGAAATGCTCAAGCTCATCAAGGACAACCCAGAGTACCGCGAGGTCTATCGCAAAGCTGGCTTGATCGGCGAAGACAAGATGGACCCACGCCTGCGTCAAGCCTCTGATCAAGAGGCGGCCGCTCGCGAGGTGGGTGTTTCATCGTCACTGCTTGAGTCGTATCGCAAAGCGAAGACAGACACTTTGGCCCTCATCAAAGAAGAGAACAAAGAGGCCGAGCGCAAGAGCGATAAAGAGCAGATGGATCGTCGCCTCGACATCATGGAGAAGGGTGCAGACGCTAGAGCAAAATCTTCTGCTGGCGGTGGGACGTTGAGGGTTAGCAAGACCATAACCGACAATCAAGGCGGAGTCATTGCTGTAATGTCTGATGGCACAACAAAAGACACTGGCGTAAAGTCTGGTGATTTTGAAAAGAGGGTAACCGCTCAGATCAACTTGATGTCCAAGAACGACTATGCGTTTAACCAATTAAGCGTTGAAGAGAAGCGAGCAAAGGCAATGGAAGTTGTTGTGTCACAGCCGGCGAAACCAAGCGATAATGCGCCACCAGCTGCACCCACAATTCCAGATCTGCCCAAGGGCGCAGTTCAAATTGGAACAAGTGGCGGCAAGCCTGTTTATCAAACACCCGACGGAAAAAAATTCATCGGCAAATAAAGGTTACTTATGGCGTTTGAAGAATTTAGTGGCGAGCTTGACAAGCCCACAGGATTCGTGGAGTTTAGCGGTGAGCTTGACTCGATTGCAGAAAAGCCTGAGCGCGGCATTATTGACCGCGTAACCTCGGCTCTACCAGCCCCAATTCGTATGGGTATGGATGCAGCCAAGACTGTTGCTTCAAATATCATGAGCAGCAAACCTGAGTACAAGAGTGTTCTTGAAACTCAGCAGCCAACACCTGAGCAAACGCAGGCAGAGATTGATAAGCGTCTTTCATACGGCGCCGGTCCTATCAGCAAAGAGACTCTTGCCAATGCCGACTTGGCTCGCAGCGGCATGGGCAAAGTCTCCAACCTGCAGGAGCAGAAGGTCGCTCAGGAGATGGGGCGTATCGGTCAAAAAAGTTTTGGCGAGATGGCTCAGGACGCAAAGCGCGGAGCGGAAGCCGCCAAAGAAGAGCAGAGTGTTTTCTCTCGCGCTTCTGATGAATTGGGCGCCGGCATCAACGAAGCCAAGCAAGCTTTGACCTTGACGAAGTGGGCCGTTTCTGGTGGCGATACAGACGCACTGTCAAAAGAGATGGCCATTAGCATGGCCACGCCTCAAATCAAGACAAAGGGCGAGAAGGAAATAGACGCTGCATTCAAGCGAGTGAGTGACGCCAAGGGCTTCATGAATACCGCCCTTGAAGGTTACAGAGCAATTGCAACTGCCGCCCTAAATCCAAAAGACACAATGCTGGAAGCGATTCGCAGCGCCCCTAGCTCTGTCCCAACCTTGGCGGGCGGCGCGGCTGGCGCGGTCGCTGGCATTCCAGCTGGACCCGCCGGCATGATTGCCTTGGGCAAAACTGGCATGGCGGCTGGAACAACCGCCATTGAGCTTGGCTCCGAAGTGCGCGACATGGTTGGCAAGGTATTAGCCGAACGCAAGCTTGCGCCAACGGCCGCCAACATTAAATCAATACTGGACGAAGACGGGTTCCGCGAAGAGGCTGCAAAGCAGGGCGCCATCAAGGGCCTGACGGTTGCTGCCGTTGACAATATTTTTCTTGGCATCGGTGGCAAGATTGCCACAGCCCCGGCGAAGACTGCTCTGGGTAGGGCTGCAGCAGGCGGGTCGGCTGTCGTAGTTGACGCCGCTGGCGAATCATTGGGCGAAGGTCTTAGCCAACAGTTTGCTCGTGGCACGGTTGATTATGGCGAGGCTCTTCGAGAGGGTACGTCAAGCATAGGGCAGTCTGCAGCTCAAACGGCTGCGGGTTCTGCAATTCAAAGGGTCCAAGGTATTGGCACGGCGTTTGAGACGCCAATTCAGCCTGCCGCACCCGAGGTATCAACCGCTGAGCAAATGGCCCGCGATCGCGGTTTCCTGACGCCTGAGCGCCCAGTTACCCAGCTCACCAACTTCACCCCGGCCGACAGTCCTACAAAGGCTGCAGGCTTGGTGGATGTTGTTGTGCCGGTTCCAGTATCAAAGCCATTGGAGGCAATCAATGTCGGCGTACCAAGCACTGTTGGAACCACGGATGTACCTAGCGGTGCAGGCGCAGGCACTCAGCTTGGCGGAGGCGTGGGCGCTGCAGGATCTGGCCTCGTTGGCGTTGCCCAACCAGTGGCTGGCACTGCCACCACAGCTCAACTCGGCGGTGGACAGGTTGCTGTTGCTGGAGCAACCGACGGCCAACAAGCTGCCGCTGTAGGCGCACTGCCCAGACTGACGGAGCGAACAAGCGACGCCGATCTTTTGGCCCGCGTGCAGCAGCAGGCCCCATCCCTGCAAGAGCAGGCAGTCACGCCGCCAAAGCAGGAGTGGTACGGTCGTCGAGGCGATGGATACCTTACCCAGTCCGACGCCGAGCAAGCGCTGTCTGGTCGTCAGCGTATGTTTCCAGATCTGCAATGGCAGGTCGATCAATTACCCACCGGTAAGTTCCGACTTGCTGGCTATCAAACCGCAATCCAACAGGAGACAGCCCTTGGCACTCAAACCACTCAAGCCATCCAAGCAGCGCAAGAAGGACAGCAAGCACCAGCAGCCACCGCAGCAGTAACTGGTCAGCAGTTTATTGCCGACCCGGCAGTTGCGCAGACAGCGAGCACGGTGACGTTCTCTTCGCCGTCGCAACTTGGCGCAGTCAAGCTTGGCCAACTCAAATCCCTGAACTCAAATTTCGAGCGTCAGGATATGGACAGTGGCGAGGTTGTGTTTACTCGCAAAGGAGTTCAAGGTGCAATCAATACGACAGCAGGTGAGGGCGCTGGAGGCGCAGCGATTGCTTCAACAGAAGCTTTCATCGAGCCAGCAGATCAGGTTCAACCTACCGCGGTGCAGCCCATCGATGCTGCAGGAACCAGCGCGTTCTCTGGCGTTCCGCAGGCTACGGTCCAAGCGGACCTTGGATACCTCCAAGATTGGAGTGCCAAGCAAGGGTTGAAGGCTAAGTTCTCGTTGGCAGGTCCTGCGCAAAATGTGAACGCAAAGCTTGCTGAAGTTGTCGCCAGAATATTCAAGGCGCCTATTGCATTTGTGAAGGCGCATAACGGTAAAGCTGGGTTCAATGGCTTCACAATCGGTGGACGCCTGTACATGAACTCGCAGAGTAAGGCTCCTCTTGTCACGATTGCAATGCATGAGGTTGGTCACAACCTTCCAGCGCCAATCAAGCAGAGAATGATTACTGGCGTCATGGCCACGGTAACACCTGAGCAGCGCGCTAAATTCATTGAAGAGTTCCCAGCTCACGAGGGCGACTCCGCTGACGTGCAAGACGAAGAGTTGGTAATGCGCATCATCGAGCAGGATGCACAAAACCCAGAGTTCTGGTCTGCGCTTGCAGATCGAATGGGCGACTCTGACTTTGCAAAATTGGCAAAAGAAGTTCTGCGCGTGCTGGACAGAATCATTGCTGGCTTCACAAAAGAAAACAGCAGCGAGTTCACCTCTGACATCAAGAAGGTTCGAGAGCTGGTAGCCGATGCGTATGCAGAGGCTGAGCAGCAGATAAACGCCGCCGACGGGAAGCCATCGCAACCAGTCACAAAGAACGAAGCCGTTGTCGACAAAGTTATGTTCTCGTCTGAGCGTCGTGACTTGGTTGACATTCCAGTCATTGACTTCAAAGACTTGCTGGGTAAGCGAGTCATGGGTATCAAGGCTGACTTGACCGACGCGGGTGTGAGCTACACCGGTATCGACGGCAGTCAGCTCGAGTTCCCCATCGAGATGATGGGTGGGCCAAACTATGTGCGCCTTCCATCCAACAAAAAAAATAACGTGGTGTGGGCTGTGCGTGGTGGCGCAACGCTGACAAAGATCATGAACGTCGTCAACAACAGCGACTACATCTTGGTCACTGCAATGAACGGCAACAGCCACCTGACAAACTCAACAGTGTCTCAGGCTTACATTCAAACTGTCGAGGCATATCTGCGCGACAACCGAATCAGCAACGAGAACTTGCTGGCATTGGACGAGATTGTTCGTTCACCTGACAACAAGAATGCGCTGCCAGACTTCGTTGGCTTTGAGTCGCCAGACATCTTGAGCTACATCGATGGTCTGTCATTTGACCAGCGTGGTGCGCTTGCGAAGATCTTGGAAAAGAAAGAGGCACAGATCCACGGTCTGCCGAACCTTGATCGTTTCCGTCGCGAGACCATCGACCCTGAGTACGCCGGCTATCGTCAAGGCGATGCCATGTTGGTTATCGAAATCGACAAGTCAAACCCCACCGTCAAGCTCGGCGAGGATGGCACAAAGATGCACCCCTCCTACCCGCTTGGCCTTCGCGGCAAGGTGGTAGGCAAGCTGTCTAAGGGTGTGAACTACGAGACCATATTCAGAGACTACTTTGAAAACAAGGTTCCAACCCTAAAAAACAAAGAGGCTGGCGCGTGGTACGCATTTGATCGCGTTATTCCTGTGCAGGAGATCACACCTGAGATCGCCTCATCCGTGTCAGAGGGTGGCTACAAGGCAATCAAATCTGCAAGACATGCTGAGGCGCTGCTTGCGTTTGGAAACAATAGCTGGCTTGAGTCTGGAAAGATCAAGGCCAAGGGTGGCGTCTCTGTGCAGGAGTTTGTTGATGCGCTTGCGGCCAATGATGGCGCCGCTGCGCTTACCTTGTACACGCCGAAGGATGTCAAGGATGGCATCAAAGACAAGAGCTTCAAGGTATACCAGCTCGGCACTCAAGGCGGCGACAAAGGTTTGCAAGTCTTCTTTGGCTTGAAGCGTGGCAAGCCTTGGTACAAGGACATGATCGACGGCGTCTCGGATAACGAGGTCGAGGTTGTTTCGGTGACCAACAATGAGACCGGCGCGTCAGGCGTTGGGATTCCTGCTATCATCACAAAAGCTATACAAGAGGGTGCAACTATCTTGGATGCGTATGCTGTCAAAAGCAAGCGCTTTCCGAACGGTTTCTTACCTGAGATGTATAGAGAGTTTGGTTTCAAGACAATTGGAAATATTCCATTTGACGAGAGCAAGGTTGTTGACAAGCCGAAGGGAATGTCCAAGGCTGAGCACTTGCGTTTGACCAAGCTGAAGATGGCTGACCTGAAAAAGTTTTGGTCAGCTGCTGGATGGCAAGAAGCAGACGGCTACCCTGATGTGGTTGTCATGAAATGGACGGGTAAAGATGAAGACAGATCAACAGCAATTGAACGCTATGTACGCTCGGGCGACACAGGTATTCCCGGAGGAGATGTGGAACGCACTCGCTCCGCAGCAACGACGAATGGTGGACAACGCGATCGAGCGGGTGTCGAGGGAGGAAGGGTTGGACGCGGTAACCGTCGACAGGCTCGAGGGGATGAAGGAGCTAGTAACGCAGCACCTGTGGTCGGACGCGCATACGGCGGCATTCAAGAACTTGCCAGCCTCGGCGGAGGCGACATCCGAAACCTTGGACTCGACGCAACAGAAGTTGCCCGACTTGCAGAACCTGCCGGAAGACCCAGCGTTGGGCGCGATAAGGGTGATGCAGTTAAGGTTGAAGGAGCAATCCACTACGGGCGAAGCGCAGGGCTAAGCGTCCTGTCTGGAACCAGCTTTGGTTCTGGCATCAAGGGCGCCGAGCAACAACGCTTGGCTCAGCCCGGCGTCGACCCACGCATCAAGCGTCGCGTCTACTTCTACCTGCCAGTGGCGGGTGGTATTCCAATGCCTGAAATTGGCTTGGGTGCAAACGTCTATACGGCAAACCTGAGCAACTTGTACGATCCAGATCTTGGAAGCCTGAGCCTGCCTGCCGATGCAAACGCATTCGAATCTGGCGTGCTTGATGCAGGCTACCGTGGTTACATTAACCGCGCCCAAGGCACAGCCGTGGTGCTCAACTCTGATGTGCCGGTCAAGGCTGTTGGCAAGTCTTCAGAGCAGACCATGGTGCAGCGCAAGCCGCAGGTGGTTGCTCAAAAAATAAGCACCAAAGAATCTGGAAACGACTTGGTGCGCAAGCCAACAGAGCGCGAGATGATGGACATCATCAAGGTGCGCCCACAATTGAACGCTGCAGCCCCATCATTCAAGCTCGAGTTTGGATCGGCTCGCGTTGCCAAGTCTGAGGCCAATGCGGCCAACACCGTGTTCAAGGATGCCGGCTCTACATTCATGTTCAGCGCCGAGCGTAAAGTGGGTATTGGCCAAGCATTGCAGGGCCGAGTCGACAACGACTTCGATTCTTTGGTGCAAGAGTACAACGCCATCAAGGGTACAGACGGAGGCCGCATTCTCGACGCCGACATGGCTCGAGAGCTGTCGCCTGAGTACCGCGAGAACAAGACCCGCGCAGCCGAGGTGCACAGCGCAGTCAGCTCATTCATTGAGAAGCTGTTCAAGCAGCGCGTGACTGCAGCCAAGAACACCGGCGGCCTTGTGGTTCTCAAGGCTGGTGGCGGCGGTGCTGGCAAGTCAAGCGCCAATGATCTCGCTGCCGGTCCGTTGAGCAACGCTCACACAATCTGGGATGGCACTCTGTCAACCCCAGAGAAGGCCGACGCCGCGGTCAAGCTGGTGCTTGAAAACAATCAAGCCGCTGCCGTGGTCTACATCTACCGCGATCCTGTCGAGGCATTGGCCAACCGCGAAGGTGGCGTCCTTGCTCGAGCCATGGCAACCCGCCGAGTGGTCCCGATCTACTCACTGGTCAAGACTCACACCGGGTCAAGCAAAACGGTGCGCATGCTGGACGAGAAGTATGGCAGCGACAAGCGATTCGGCTTGATCGTTGTGGACAACTCGAACGGCAAAGGGCTGGCCAAAGAGTCAAGCCTGCAGGACATCACACATGTGATACAATCTGGACTGAAGGAGAAGCTATTAAATGAAACCGAACAAGCCTATGCCGATGGATTCATCGACCAAGAAATCTACGAGCGAACCATCGAAGGTCCTATCGGACAAGGAGATACAGCTCAAGTCTCAGCTGGCGCTAGAGAAGATGTCCAAGGGAATGAGCGACCTGCTCAAGAGCGGGGTCGACTTGAGCGGTCAACAGACGCCCTGACCAAGTTGTTCACCGACCTTCGCGGCGCCCGCGGCCTGAAGCTTGCGCGCGTGCAAGAGCAGGTGGAAAATAACCCCCTCAGCGCGGCGATCAAAAACGTGGAAGAGAACTTCTACGACATCATCGGTCAGCTCGAAGAAGACGGCCTCATCAAAATCAATTGCAAGTAAGGAATCAAAATGGCAACCCGTAATTTTCTCAAGCCTGAAACTCAGGCCATGCTTAACAAGGCCGTGCACTCTGAGCTGTACGCATCAAACCTATACAAGCACCTGTCGAATCAAATGCAGCGCATGGGTTTCTTTGGTGCGCAAAAGTTCTTTGCCGGCGAGAGCGCTGATGAGTTGACTCACTATCAGCAGCTGGCTGACTACATGAATGATCGCGGCAGCTTTGCCGAGGTGCCAATGATTGAGGCGATGAATGACAAGGTCGCCGGCTTGTACGATGCCATTGAGTTGGCGTTCGACACTGAAGTTCAGCTCATGGAAGATTACTCTAAGTGGTATGAGGATTGCAAATGTGTGATCACCAAGCAATTCTTGCTTCAGTTCCTTGAGACTCAGCGCAAAAGCGTCGGTGAGTATGGTGACTTGCTGTCTCGCCTTGACATCATTGGCGACGACAACTGTGGCCTGATCATCATCGACCAAGAGCTGGGCGCCTAATGAGCTGCACCTACAAGTTCAACACCAAGGACGGGGAGCAGACCATTGTCGGCATGGCCGAGATGAAGGCTTTCCTCGTGTTGAATGGCGTCGACTCCATCATTGGCGGTGTTGACATTCGCGCAAGCGCAACTCGCAGAGTCAAGCTGTCTGATGACGCTCAAGCTCAGCAAGAGTACTTGCAACAAAAAGCTGAAGAGGCTGGCTACAAAACTGTCGACGAATTTGTTGATGGCGACTATGAAAAGTTTACTCAGGCCGCGCTTGAGTGGCGATCAAAGAACCCAGCCGACGTTATGTTCTCTTCAAGTCGTCAGCTCCAGCAGCCATTGCAAGGCAAGGTGTTTTATCTCAAAGGAGAAACGAAGGTTGATGCATCTCGCATCGCCTTGCAAGATTACTTCTTGAGAGTTAAGCAAGTGCAAGATGCGATCGCTGCCCAAGGTGGTGTTGTGGGTGAGGCTCAAGATGTGTACTTGGCAGAGGAGCTTTCCTACGGACGACTGCAAGAGCAGCTCGTTGACTTCAAAGAAAAAATGATCAAGCCTTTGATCAAAGATGTGCGTGCTGCAGGTCTTGAGCTGAGCGACTTGGCTCTGTACTCATACGCCATGCACGCGCCTGAGCGCAACCGTCAGATCGCTTCAATCAATAAAACATTTGGCAAGGGCGAAGGCTCTGGCATGACCACGATTGAGGCAAACAACATCATCAAGGCGTTCGAGGCCGAAGGCAAGATTGACGCGCTCAATGATTTGCACAACAAGCTGATGAGCATTACTCAAGCCACTCGCTTGGTGATGTTTGATGAGGGCCTTATTTCCAAAGAAGAGTTCGATGCTTGGCAGAAGCAGTACGAAAACTACGTGCCATTGCGAGGCTTCATCGAGGATGAGCAGGACATGGTTGACGGTGGCGTTGCTCGAGCACCGCGAGTTGGTGGCAAGGGTTTCAACATTCGTGGCAAGGAGTCTGTTCGTGCGCTGGGCCGCACGTCGAAAGCCGGTCACATCATCGAGAACATCATCAACGACTTTGAGCGAGCGGTTGCTCGCGCTGAGCGCAACAGTGTGGCCAAGGTGTTCTTAGACCTTGCTACAACAAACCCAGACCCAGCACTATGGGAGATCGATGCGGAAAAAACATCCGCATCTTTTGACAAGTCAAAGGGCAAGGTCCAGTACAACAAAACCATCGACAAGGGTGAGGACACCATCTCCGCAAAGCTTGATGGCAAAGAGGTTTACATCAAGATCAATGACCCGCTTCTTGTGCGTGCGTTGCGCGCATCTTCGAGCGATGAGACTGGTCAAGCGACTCGCATCTTGGCAAAGACTTTAGGTTGGTACACGGCGCTCGCTCGAAATGTTTTGACGCGATACAACCCAGCATTCGGATTCACCAACGCAGTTAAGGACGTTGGCTTCGGGGCGATGGCTGCGCTCGATGAGCTTGGCCCAAAGGGCGTTGCTCTATACCTCAAGCATTATGCAAACCCTGTTCAATCTGGTGATGTGTTTGAGGAGTTCAGGGCTGCTGGTGCAACCACTGGTGGTTGGCACATCAAAGACACCAAGGAGTTGCAGAAAGAGCTTCAGGCGCTCATCGAATGGGAGGGTGCTGGTAAGGCCAAGGCTACCGCACACAAGCTCGGCGTGGGCGCTTTAGACGCGCTCGAGTTCATTGGCTCATACAGTGAAACGCAGGCGAGATTCGCGGCGTACAAGGCAGCCAGAGAGATGGGTAAATCACCAGCTCAGGCGGCAAGCATTGCAAAGAACCTGACAACCAACTTTAACCGCAAGGGTGAGTGGGGTTCTGCGATGAACTCACTTTACTTGTTCTTCAACGCTGGCGTGCAAGGCTCCTCACGCATGGCCAAGGCGTTGAAGAATCCTCAAGTTCAGGCCGCCATGGCCGGTCTTGCCGGCGTGTCTGCTGGCCTAGCATTCTTGGCCGCAGGCATAGGCGGCGACGATGATGACGGCGAAGCTTACTGGGACAAGATCCCACAGTTTGAGAAAGAGCGAAACCTAATCATCATGTTGCCACCCGGCAAAGGCATGATGATCAAAGGCGAGTCAAAGGTTGGAACCAATGGTCGATACATCAAGGTCCCGATTCAGTATGGACTGAACGTGTTCACCACCTTTGGCTATCAGGCGGCCGACTTGGCTCGTTACGCAAAAGACAAGACTCGTGGCGTCTCTCCTGCCAAGGCTGCCGTCAATATGACTTCAGTTATTTTTGGAGCCTTTAACCCGTTTGGTGGTGGCTTTGATGTGACCAACCCAACAGATCTGGCACTCGCCGTCGCCCCTTCTGTTGGCGACTTGGGCGTGCAGGCTTTGATGGGTGTGAACTCATTTGGCAAACCGGTTGCGCCAGCCAAGAGTCCGTTCGACACGAAGCCAGACTCCGAGAATTTTGGACCAAATATGGCCGGCACGTGGGAGCAACGCCTAGCTGCTTGGATGAACGCTAAGACTGGCGGCGATGCGGCCGTGTCTGGCGCGGTGGACGTGTCGCCCGGCACGGTGCGCAACGTTGTCCGCAACATTGCCGGCGGCACTGGCGACTTTCTCACCTCTGTATTCGTCAACATTCCCAGCAAGATGTGGTCGCCAGAGGGTCAAGTTGCGCCGCGTGACGTGCCAGTCTTGAAGGCGTTTTATGGCGAGGTTGATGAGTCCGTCGATGTCAACAAATACTACGAGCGCAGAGCTGAGGTAATGAAAGCTGCGGACGAGGCGGCTCGTCGCCAGAAGCTCGGCATCGTAGTAACCTACGACGCAGAAAGCAAGGGTCTTCAATCTCTTGGTGATGCGGCCGAGCAATTTGGTAAACAGATGACAACGCTGCGCAAGGCTGAATTAAATGTGGTGTCCGACAAAGAGCTGAGCGATCAGCAACGTGATAAGCAGCGCAAAGAAATTCAGGAGCAGAGGGCATTTCTTGCAAGTCAATTCAATGCTGCCTACTATCGAATGGAAAAAGATGTAGCAGCGGGTAAATTTGGAAAATAAAAAAGGGAGCCAAGGCTCCCTTTTCTACATCTCCTGATTCGCCGTCAAATAAACTCTGACAGGTCAGGCGCCGTCCAACCATCAGGCTTACCGATCTTGCCACCCTCAAGGATGATTGGTTCACCGTTGACAAGCTTCGCTTCGTTGGACTCCAACACGGCTTGGTCAGCCATGGGTTTGTTGAAGCCAAGCAGGTGGGCGACGCCGTTGCCTGTCACTTCACGATCGCACAATGCGTCGAGCGCATTTACACGATCACCTTCACCAACCATGGCTGTGTCTGCACCGGTCTTCAGTGCTGTGGCCACACGCTTCAATCCACGGATGGCTTCACGCAGCAGCGTGGCGTTGCCTTCGTTCGTGAGCATCAAGCACTCGAGGAACTCGACCTGCTCTTCGATGTCGCAACCGATCTGTGTTGATGCAGCCTCAGCCGATGGCACTTTGCCGCATGCTGTTAGCCAGTCCGCTGTGCGGTGGTAGTTATTGTCCATTGCTCATCTCTCCTTGTTCATTGACCATTTGCCCCATCATGGATGCGGTCATGTTTACCATTGTGACGGCCATGTTATGGGCGCCGCTAATTGGGCTTCCGCCCTCCTCACCAAAGTTGATGTCGATCTTCACCGTACCATCATCTTGATCTTCAAGTGTCACTATTGCTTTGCTCATTTTTTTCTTTCAAGTAATTTACTTTACTGTCATACATCGCCTTTAGAAGCTCAAGCGCATGCCTATGTGATTGGCTTTCAACATTTGGCTTCTCGGTGTCGAAGCTTATGTCGATCAGGATTCGACCATCATCCGAGTCTTTGAAAGTTAGGGTTGCTTCACTCATGCCTCACCACCTTCTGTGTCTTCAGCTTTTTTACGCTGCCACTTGGGCAGGACTGGGTACATCTTGCCGTCGTGATCAACGAGCATTGGCTCTTCCAACTCATCGCGGCGAACCACGGTGCAGTTGTGAATCGTGTCAGGCTCCATGCCCTCGTCGGCACCAAGCTCGATGCGCAACTCTTCCAACCACCAGTGCGGAGCAGCAATGATTGGCAGAGGCGTCTCGCTCCACTTATCTGGATCGATCTGCTCTTTCAGAATTTGTAGGGCAGCACCTACGTTGAACACTGCGTGTGCGTTACTCATTCGAGGATCACCCAGTCTTCGCCGAGCATGTCGCTTTGTGAAGCAAGCCAGCCCATCAAGATCTCACCAGTGGCAACCTTCATGGTGATGCATGGCAACACGGTAGCGGCGCCACCCAAAGAGTCGGCGTACTCACGATTGTTTTGTGACCAGAAGCCAGACGAAGAAACTTCACGAGTCTCACCGCAGCTCAGTGACAGCCACATGTCCTTGCCATTCCAGCCGGCGCGAGCGATGCGCTTGCCATCCTTCAAAGCCTCGAGCGCCAAACCAAACGATAGGTTGTCTGATTGACGATAAGCTTTTTCGAATTGCTCTTTCGGTGACCAGCTAACGTAGCCCTCGAACTTGTCTGTGTTGGGCTTGCCGCCGTCAAGGTATTCAACGAGGTAGCCCTCGTCCATTCCGTCCTCATCTTCTGGCAATGTCCAGCCGCGGAAGTCGTTGTACTTCTGGCGGTTCATTGGCTCAGCGTTGATGATCTTTGTGCCGATATAGCGTTGCATCTTCGTTCTCCAGTTGGTTAAAAATTACTTGCCGTCACGCTCGTAGATCATGCCGCGAATGTAGTTGCATGCATCTAAAAGTTCTTCGTAAAGGTCCTGCATCATATCACGTCCGTTATGTGCTTGAAGAGGTGTGCCGTAGCGTTGTTGGCCAAGCAGCTTGCGGGCGAGCATGTCCTGCAAGACGAGGTCTTGAATCGCCGGCTTGTTGTTTGGCTTGGGTAATTCTTGATCACCCTCACGCTGAATCTTTGTGGCCTCTAGTTGTTGTTGATTCTCAAACTTGCACACGAACTCTGAGCAGTTACATTTTGGGTAGCCGCACGACCCGAGTCGGTTTGTTTTTGTTGATGACATTTATTTTCTCCGTGGTTAAAAATTATTTGATTTTCGAATGTTTTCTTTTGCTGGTATTACTCTCAAATTCCATGGCACATGAAGGCCAGAAACATTCTTTCCAAGTAATGGGACTATGTGGTCGACATGGTGCTTTACTCCTGTCTTCTCAGTCATCCACCTTGCCTCTGCGTATTTTGCTCTGATCGAGGACTTGTGCTCCTTGGTCAGCCATGTTGGTGTGCGACTATGCTTGCCAGCCTCTCGAGCGCGTTGGCACACAAGCTTTATTGTTCTGCGTTTCTCCTTGTTCTCAGCGTTGTATCGCTTCTGCGATTTGCGCATGCTTGCCTTGTAAGCTTCCGTCTTTTCGTACTTAGCCCTAGCTGCAACTCGATGCGGCAACATTCCTCTCGAGCGGTCATACTTCTGCACCATCTCAAGGTTTTCTGCGCGATGTTTTTTCACGTCGCACTTTGCACATTCTTTGCATTTATTTAAATGCCCGTCGGCCATTGCTTTGTGCTTGTAGAACTCAGCTAGTGGCTTAACGCACAGGCATTTAAAGCATGTTTTTGTTTTGGTGTCCATGCTCACCTCAGTTAAAAGGAATTTCATCCCAGTCCCATTCATCACAGCCAACTTGCTGCACTTCGGGTGGTGGGGTTGCGTTGAACTGTGTGCACTGACCCTGCTGAAAATTTAAGCAGTCGTTGCACGACTTTCTCTTGATCACTTCTTGCCAATACTCCATCTCGCGACGAGCAATGTTGATCTTGACTTGTATCTCTGCTGGCTTCATTGTGGTGTCCAATCGTAGGAAAGAATTGATGGGTACTTCTCTTTGCTCACGGTCAGTGCCGTGGGCTTGCGAAGAATTGCCTCGCTGTAGTTGAGCCACTCGAGTGCGTCGCTCGTGCTGCTTGGAGTAGCGTCTATCGTTGCGCGCTGACGCCACCACGACTCAGCCTTCTTACGTGGGAAGCCTTGGTGCGATAAGCACACCCACTCGCTGGCCACTCGCATGACGCCGCTGTAATACTCGACGCGCAAGCTGTCTGGCTTGTCCTCTTTTTGATGCAGCTTGTAGGCGACGCGGTCCACAGGCACGACCTTAAACATGGTCTCCTTCTGCGTGCTGAGCACGGCCGCTGCGCTGGCCTCAGTCCCATGGGTGATGCGCTCTGGTGGCGGGAACACGTGGCCACAACCCTCGACGCACTCCGTGGCGCTGGCTGGGTTGGGGTTTCCGCAGTTCGGGCAGATCTTGGTGGGGGCCACGCCCTTCTTCCCACCGCTTGGCACGCGCCCCTTGATCTCATCGACTGGCCCAAGGGTTGCGATGGTGTCGGTGAAGTCAGCGATCAGCGCGTCGGTCTTGCCGTCAGCTGTGCGCAAAGCACGACCCAAGATCTGGACGTACAGCACGGGTGACTTGGTAGCCCTGAGTAGGACCAAGAAGTCGATGTCGCGCACGTTGAACCCAGTGGTCAGAACCGACACGTTGACAAGGCAGCGCAGCTCGCCGCGACGATATGCCGCTATGGCCCCATCACGCTGCGCAGAAGGCGTGTCTCCTGTCACCACTGCCGTTGGTATTCCGCGATCAATTAAGGCCGCGCAAACGTGCTCTGCGTGGGCCACGTTGACTGCAAAGACCAACCACTTCTTACGCGGCGCACCCATGACCACGATCTCGTCGGCCGCTGCCTGCACCAACTCGTCCTTGTCGGTTAGCTTGGCCAAGTCTTGGAGGTTGTAGTCGCCCGCCACGGTGCGTGCTTCGCTGACATCGATGTGGGTCTTGGTCTCGATGGTGGTGAGGGGTGACAAGAAGCCAAGGTCCAACAGCTCACGTATGGTCACGCGAGTGCAGACGTTGGTGAACAGCGGCTCCTCGCCGCAAGTAAGCCATGCACCGTTGCCACGAAATGGCGTGCCAGTCAGGCCCACAACGCGGGCAGGGCTGCCGTAGCGACGTAGGTCATTGATGAGGCTACGCCACATGCCCGTGTCTTTTGGGTTGATGCCGTGGCACTCGTCGGCCAAGATTAGGTCGATGCGACCCATAGCGTGGGCTTGCTTGTAGATCGATCCGATCGTGGCGTAGGTCAAGTCGTAGCCAAGCTGCTTGCTTTTCACGGCCGCAGAATAGACCCCAGCGCGTGCCTCTGGCCACACCGAGTACAGCTCCTCCACGTTTTGAACTAGCAGCTCTTTGCTTGGCACGATCACCAAGATGCGCGTGCCGGGGTACTCTGTCATGGCGCGCTGCGCGATCATGGCCACCATCATCGACTTGCCTGCACCAACGCAGGCTTCAATGATTGGGTTGCCGTCTGGGTGCTCCTGAAAGAAGGTCCACAGATCGTCGACAACGCGCTGCTGATAAGGGCGCGGGACAAGCATTAGAGATCCACCTTGAAATTTCTACGCATCCCGTCGCTTTGACCATCGGTGTAGGCGCGGTATAACAGATCCATCAGCTCGTCGTAGGTGAGTGCGATGCATGTAACTTTGGTCGCCATGCCATCTGGCTCGTGAGAAGTTTTGATCTGTGCGCACTTCATTAACTGGCCGACAAACTTGTGGCAGATCTGGTCGGCAGCTCTGAATATTAGACGCTGCTTTATCTCATCCTCACTGTCTCGGCTCTGATACAGAGATTGCCACGTGTCCGTCTGGTTGTATTGAAACAGAGGAGCTTCTGCGGCAATCTTTTTGATTTCAATTGGGTAACTCATGACACCACCGTTCCGCTCAATCCCTGCGCCTGCAGGTCAAGCTTCAACTTGGCCACGTCACCAAGCATGATCTTGTTTTCCAAGTCGCGGATCTCTTGCGAGTCAAGCGATGTGAGGCGCTCGCCATTGGCAAAGGTTTGGCCAGTGGCCTTGGTTGTATATACAACGTCACCATCCACGAAGTCAGTCATGATGGCGAAGTTGTCCAACAGGATTGGGATATACCGATGATTGGTGCAACCCTCACGTTGGACCTCGAGCGTGAGATCAAACTTGTGGTGCGCGCATGACCAACGTGCATCACCATCAGGCTCAGCGGTTGAGTGTGCGCACGTGCGACAGTTGACTGCAGGCGCCATCTCTCCGTGGCAGTGTGAGTGAAAGTCGCACATCTTGCAGGTGAACCAACTTGGATCGTTGCTGCACTTGAGTGGCGGCTCGTTTGAGAAGATGACTCGCTCAGCGCGCGCCTTCAGCTTGGCGAATTCGTTCACATCGAACTCGATGCGCTCGCTGTACAGCTCGTCGGTGTTCTTGTTGACAGCCAAGTAGAACGCACGATCCAAACCAGTGAGGCCCATGTAGATTTGCATCTGCGCGTAGTGCTCAGGCTTTGCGCCTTGGACTTTTTTCTTTACCAACTCGGTAAAGGATTTGTCGCCGTGGGTTTTGTACTCGAGCACGTGCCAAGTCTTGGGCGCCTCTGG